CTTGCCAAGGACGTATCTGTTGGCAGGATTCTTTTCAATCGAGCGCGCAGCCCAATGAGGGTTGCTGCTAGCTAGTGCGATTTCATCGGGGATCAGCGAAACGCTACCACCGAGGAATACACTATCACCACCATGCACGAATATGCTCATAGATTTACCCCACTGATTGATCTATTAAAGTATCGGCAGAGACTACTCTCTATTAAACCCTACTTCTTCTTATTAGGGTCCTTGGTCTTCGGGTCACCGTCTACATTCGGTCCATCAGGGCCACGTGGCACCGGATTTGGCTTTGTGGACTCTTGGTTCTTTCCACCACCACCCTTGTTGCCGCCAAGCAACTGACCGGCCTGCCCTGCTGGCAGAACCTCTGGGGGTGCCATAACTCTGTCCCAACCATTAGACTTCTCTGACTTACGCTTCTCCACTTCCTCCGCCTGGTCGTAATCAACCAAGTCAAGAACAGCTTCGCGGGAGATTTCGCCCCGCATTCTAAGATTCTCGATGTAGGTAGCCAGAGCCGGATCGAAGTCGAGAGCAACCTTTCTTGGCGAGAATCGCAACGTGGCTCTCTCGGTAAAGAAATCTGCATTGGCTTCTTTCGTGGGCTTAATCACATTCTGCATGATCGCCCTGCCAACAGCACGACGGCGGGATTCCATGCCCCTAGCGATAACGCGAGCCAGCTTGATCGAATCATCACCCTTAGCACCGGCAGCGAAGTTACCAGTCATGAAGATTTGGTAAAGGCGGGCGGTGATACGAGCATCTAGACCGTTGTACCGAGTCGGATCAAGGGTCTGGTCAAGGTCGGGCGTAATAATCTCTACGCTCAGGCGATGGTCGCCGATCATGATTGGCAGCCGGGACGCGTTACGCACTAGGGCAGTCAGGTTCGTGATTTCCGCAGGCTTAGCAGGCTGCGCATCCGAGCCCTTCTTCACCAGAACGATGAAGTTCGTTCCACCAAGGAGGTGGGCTCTATCCATTTCTCTCAAGAGATGTTTGAGGTCAAGTAGCTCGAAGACAGACTTCATCCGGCAGTCAGCGAAACGCTGATAAGAAGGACGGGTCGCTGTCCAGCGGAAAGTATTCTCCTCATCCATCAGCCACATATTCTCAGAAGCTGTACGAGCGTGTGAATTCCCGAGCAACTGAGCAAGGAGCTGCTTCTCTGATTCGGTCGGCGCATACCGTCCGACGATCATCTGTCCGTCCACTAGGCTCTTGTCCTGCATGGTCGTATTCTTGTTAGCCAACATGTTATCCCAGTCCGCAGACTCAGAAGGATTAGCGATGAAGGCTAGTTGTTCACGATTGAAGAGGAAGCTTCCCACGGGGAGCACGGTAAGGGGGTCGAGCAATGAAATCCCAATGGGAACCTTCAACTTCGTTTCTGTGCGGCGCTTATTGCCGCCCTTAGTCTTGGATTGAGCCTTGAAAGTCTTGTCGTGCCAGGCTACGGCACCATAGAATTGTGAGATGATAAAGGCTTCTCGCCACATCTCACGAGCACGAGCCTCAAGGTCTATGTCTTCAATAATCTGATTCCACATGTCTTCCTGTGTGGGGTCAGGGCAATCAATCTTGATGCCATTGAAGGCCAGGGCCTCGGTACCTTCGACAACGCCCGAAACAACATCATCCGAAGAAGATGCATCCTTAGCGGTTCTAAACTGGTCAAAGATGTTTGCGGGAGTTACATAGCGGTCGCGAGAGAAGATTCCACCCGTGCGCTTTGGGCTAGACCACGAATTGAATGCAGAAGCTATGGCGGGGTAGCCTTCTTCCAGGGCAGCCATAACGGCCGAGTCATCGACATCCGTATCATTGACCACCAGAACATCGCCCTGGCTGTCGTAGACCGTTTCAGTTCCTTGAACCTTTGCCATTTACATACCTCTGTGTACGTCGTGTTCAAATTTGGCTACAGAGATTAGTCTGCTCCAAATCTTAAACTGCCTGTCGCATTCGGCGATGAAGAAATCGACCTCTTGCGTTCTAAACTTCTCTAGTCGCGTAGTTTTGAGACGCACGATCTGCGTTCGTATCTCCGAAACCCTCGCCGACATTGCTGCCAATGCAACAAGGCAGTCCTGGGGCGACAAATTAGGGAAATCTCGCATGATTTCAAAGTAGCCGTCTATCTCCGTGCGCCATCCGTCTAGTAAAACTTGTCCACCTGTCCCCTCTTGGGGTACCTTCGCCATCTTCTTACTCCTTTATTCGGCTAAATCGGTCTAGATATCAAGAGAAATTGCTACATCGAGCACTTCTGGCTGTCTATCTTGGTTAATGAAAGCTTCTATGTGGTGCTGTGACCATGCCAGGATCGCCATGCGAGCAGCATCAAGGGCGTGAAGCGAATCATTGCCAAATATCTTTCTACGGCCGTAGAGATCCATGCCGGACCCCTTCTGTACGGTGAAGGACTCACCCTGAAACTCTTCCCTAAGCTCGGCATCGAAAGGCATCCAGAGTCGCTTCTGGTCTACCAGTTCACGCAACTTGTCTGAAGCATGCTCCTTGACATTCTTCTCAATCTTGGCTTTGCTGATCGGATCGTCTAGAAATTCGTCAACCTCTATCTTGTCATCAAGATCCACAATGATCTTGGAAGCGAAGTTGTATCCGCGGATTTTGTCGAGCGCCCACTGAAGGTTTGGGTTCTTACGAACACCGTCCTGCAAGAACTGATACAGAGGTAGTCCCGCACCCGTGGCGTCAAGGGCAAACACCTCGGGGTTGTAGAACTGCATCAGGAACAGAATGGCCTCAAGCTGTTCGGGAGCACCGATGCGTTGCATCTGAATACGAGTAATCAGATTCAGAACGTCACCAGTTTCAAGGAACACAAGCACCTCGGAAGGGTCGTGAGTCCAGCCGACGTCCATGCCAATCCAAGTCTTCGCTTTTCGGTACTCAGTGTGAGAATACGGAAGATCCAGCAAGAGTTCTATGTCGCCGCCAACATCCTCTAATGACTCGTGTGTAATCTTGATCAGAGAGTATTGGTCATTCACGTCCATGCGCCCATCCAAAATCTTCTTCTTCTGGAGTGCGGTTTGGTCATCTTCACCAACCGGCTGGAAGCACTGCATAAGCCTGTGCAACACGAACAAAGGAGAGGTCGCGTCACCGTGCTCTCCTAGAATGTTCCTCCTGTAGTCTGGGTGATCAACGCTAGAATACTTCTTGATCTCCGCAGCACGCTCCTCAGCAGTCCAAGTCGGACGATGCATCGCTGTAATGCGGTGAATTGTCCACCCGGAACCCTCTTGAGTGAACTTGAAAAAGTAATCTCGCTCACCACGGGTCACTCCATGAGCACGCCACATGGCCCCCTCGGACCCCTGCTTAACAGTAGCGAAGATTTCTACCCAACCATCCCGAGGAAAGTCCTGTGCCTCATCAAGTTCCAGCCACACCGGGTGAATCCCCTTGACACCGCGGCCATCTCTCTGTGGGATGCGGCCCATGATACGGGCACCGTTCTGAAAATTAACGTGAAAGGGACGATGCTTAATGCCGCCACGTCCACCGCTGCCAACCAACATCTCCCGTGTTAAGCGAATGGAGTTCAACTTCGTTTCGATGTTGTCAGTCACGGCGTCCAAGTGGTTCGCTTCAGGGGCGGTGATAACCATTTCCTGACCTGGGTGGATAAAGGGAAAGGCACAGCCGCGAGCCTGAATTGACAATGACTTACCAACCGAGCGAGCGGACTGCTCGATCTGATTTCCGTCCATGCAGCGCCACCACGGAACCTGAAAGTCCCATGCGCGGAAACAGTTGTCATCTTGCTCGGCATCGGTCCAAAGAAACTCTGCATGGTCCAGGCCAGAAGGGTCAGAGAGTATTGCCCAGAGGTACGCTTCCTCCTCAGACAGATCCTCAAGAACTGCCATAGCCGTTCACCTTCCTAAACTGCGTTATGCCCATCTCAGGGTTGTTCGTCATAATTTCATTCAGAACTGAAATCACATACATGTTGCGGTACTCCATGAAATAGGCTGGGTCCTTACCCAGTCCCTTAGCGATCGAAACCAACTCTTCCAAGGTGGGCTTCTCCTCCCCCTTCAGAAAGGCACTAATCTTCATCTTGTCAACGTTGGTATTAGCCTGCACATGACGCAATGATCGGTCACCCTTAAGCTTCCTTAAAGCTTCTGGGAAAAGGTCTGAAGAATAGTCTTCACCGAATAGCTTCTTGAAGCGGGCGGCTGCTACATCTGGATCGAGGGCGGGACGCTTGCCGGGGCGGCTCTGACTACTCTCCAGTCTCAACATGTCGTTGATGATCCGCCCCAAGATCGCTGGGTCATCCTCAAATACTTGTTCCCAGTCAAGGTTGACTACGGAAGGAAACTTCTCCGCAATCTTCTCGTGCCGTTCTTTCCACGGTAACCCTTTAGGAAAGTCAGAGGCTTCTATCTTGATGGTCATTGCGAGCGTATCCAGTACTTCTGTGATCCTTCCCTGAACGCCTTGTCGATCTCATCAAACTCGGGCTTTACCCGGCGCACCCACGCCAAGATTTCTTCAGGCTTCACGCCCTGCTTACTTCTTTCTTCCTCGGTGCAGTTGTCATGCAGCGTTACGAGGGCAAGCAGTTCGCGGAATAGCGTAATGGACTTCTCGGCCTGGTTGTCACGCATTACGCCGAACTCCTTGGCACGCATGCCAAGATTCTCGATGTAGGAAGCTACGGACTCGCCCCTCTCTTTATCGCGAGAGGCTTTGTCAACGCCAATGTTCTTCTTTAGATCCCTGACTTCCTTCATGGCCTTCAGGGCATTTTCTTGCATACGGGGGTCTAGCTCGACTCTCCCGAAGTAATCTCGTTCCAATGAAATCCATTGGTTCCATCGCCAGATCAGTGTCTCTAGCTGGATGATTCGATCCAAGTCCTGCAGATCAGATATGTTCTGGAACCTGTTATGGTCTTGATACTGATGGGACTTATTGAGAACGTATTCCTTCTCGTCGTCCGTCAGTACTGTCCAACTTGACCCTGATGGTAGCTCAACTTCTACGCCTTCATACTCTTCATCGAAGTCGTCTATAAAAGTGTCAGTCATCCCCTTTCCGGTGGTTTAAGTGTATGGAGATTCCATACACATTCTATCTTCGGCATTTCAGAGGACTTACTTTAGCCCCCGCGAAGACTAGTATACCACATTTCTAGGGATTCATGTATCGAAATCGGGGAAAGGTTCGTCCTCCAGGGACCAGACCTGACCGTCTTCCCACTCAATTTCCGTCTTGTTTCCAGGGTGAGAATGAACGTGTATCGCGAGGAAAGTCTTCATATCCTCATACACGGCAGTTGAGCATGGAGAGGTTAACCATCGGATAACCACGTGCCCATCAGAGAACTCAACCCCCTCAACCACTAATCCTATTCCTGATGTTCCCGTTTCATCTTCACGTCTTATCATGCGAAACTTTCTGTGATGCACTAAACTCCCCAGTCAAACATCTGAGGCACATTAACTTCCCCGTCCAACACGGCTTGAAATGTCCTCTCGTACAGTGGCTTCAAATTCTGCCACGAAATCCTGGCTGCAAGATACTCAGAACGTTCCCTCATATCAGCAACCAGCTCATCGTCTTCCGCCAAGCGATTGACCATGCGGGCAACCTCCTGATGGTTGACGTCATACACATCAATCATCGTTTTCGTCATAACCGACTTCGTAAACGTTGCCGGAATCAGACCCTCATGAACCAAGAAATCCTTCTGCGGGTCAAGGTCCGACATGACCGTTGGCATGCCCATCGACAAAGCTTCATTCAAGGGAAGACAAAGCCCCCCAAACTTACGAGGCATAATGAAAGCGTCAACGTGTTCAGGATAGAGTTCCCAATAGTTCTCATACACACCTCTCATGAATGATACATTGCGGTGATTCGACTTAAACGATGGTGACGGCGTTGTAATCGTCAGTCTAGCATTGGGGACCTGGCCCCAAGCAGCAATGACCGTGCGAGTGCCGTTGCGATCCTCCATAGCGGGATTACCGCCAATGTGAATCCAATTATCAACCACCGGCTTGTCCCATGATCTACGGGGAAACAGATCCTCGTTCACAGGAACAGGCAAGAACACCTTGTTCCTGATCTTAACATCATTGAATCGCCACAAAGAAGGCGCTACCAGTAGATCGGGCTTCGGGAGTCGCGGGTCCAACTGATAGTCCAGAAGCTCAAAGTTGTATTGCAGGACCGTCTTAACCCCTCGTGCCCTAGCCTCCGTAAAGAGATAGTAGTCATAAGGTGTCTCACACGTGAACAGAACATCTATGTTGTTTAGAAAATTGTCAATCTTTCGCCGCGTGTCAGGGTTAGGCTCGCGGTGCAGGTCAGTCTCGGGGTATGGGGTGTACTCAAGGACCTGACAGCCGGGATACAGGCCGGGGTTAGTCTTGCGGCCATTGCAGTGCTCTAGGTTAACCACCAGAACCTTGTCGGGCTCCATGTGCTTGTAGAACTCATGAGTCTGAATACCAAGACCCGTGGCATCCGCCCGAGCTATCAA